AACTAATTGTCAAATCAGGTGGTACTACGTTCAACTTACCAACGGCAGACGGAAATGCAGGTGACTTCCTAAAGACAGACGGAGCAGGTACCCTTTCTTTTGGATCGTCAGAAGAAACGGCGTCAGATGACACAAGGGTCACGACAAAGAATAATAAGTCAATGAGTACATCGGCCAGGACCATGGATTATTTCCAATCAACTAGTGCAGACATGGCATGGTACTTTGTTGCACTAAACGATTTGACAAACGATCATAGCAGTGCATCTTGCTTTGCGGTGGCACACAACGACTCAAATGCATTCGTTAGCGGCCCAAGAGGCGGTGTTTCCGGTACCGCTAACACGCTTCCGACAACGTCGGCCGACATATCCAGCGGCCAGGTGAGGGTAAAAATTACAGCACCTAGCGATGACTCAAAGGTAAGTTTTTACAAGATTCCTATTTCGAGGGCAAACACATCTGACGCCACAGCGGGTGTAACAGTCACGACCTCAAACACAGATGTAGATTCAGCCTCCGAAAGCATAGATACTTTTGCACACGCTTCTTTTAGAGCGGCCAAATATACCATACTCATAGACAACGACTCAAAAACCGAAACAGGTGTAACTGAAGCACTTGTAGTGCATGACGGAAGTGATGCTTTCGTTTCACAATATGGCACAATCAATACCGGTAACAATGACATGATCACACTGTCGGCCGCTATATCGGGATCCAATGTAGTCCTTTCAGCGGCGGGCCTTGAACCAAACCTTTCACTTAAAATACACAAAACTTTACTTTCCGATTCAATGTCAGCAGTTTCGAACGCAAACCAAAAGATAATAGGTGCTACAACAGTCAGCTCATCTGCAACAGCATTTGACGATTTTGATCTAGATGACGCCACAGCGGCAGTGTACTATGTGGTAGGCGGAAATTCCACAGAGGGTGTCTACAGCGTACAAGAAGTTTTCTGTGCTGGAGCGCCAGGAGAGGCATCTGTATCGCAAGGCCCTTTTGTTTCAACAAAAACTACAACGCAACTTGAATTCACCGCGGCGTTCAAGTCTGATGCTGACAACAGTCTCGAATTAAGTGTAGCGTCAACGTCAGGTGGATCAACCACTGTCAACGCATATAGAATCAACTGTCTAGCAGAATAATTGCTTTAATAGCCATAAATACAAGAAATTAACAATCATGCGGGAGATATGGAACCATGACAACAAGAAACTTTAGAGTTAACAACGGATTGGAAGTAGGGGATATTGTAATATCGGCCTCTGCTAACACAATCACAGGCGGAGCCACAGGGGCACCATCCGGTGACGGTGACTTTGCAAACAAGAAATACGTTGACGATCAAGATGCCGCTATAGCATCGGACACGCTTACATTCACAAACAAAACATTTGACGCCAACGGCTCAGGAAACAATCTTTCAAACATAGATAGTGGTAACATGCTATCAGGATTTTTCCTAGATGAGGACAACATGGCAAGTAACGATGCTACAGCAGTTGCTTCACAGCAGTCAATTAAGGCCTATGTCGACGGTGAGATTTCAGGAGTTGGACTAACAACAATCAGTGTTAATAACACAAATGCTACTGTGACTGACTCAGGTACAGATGGAAAATTTGTAGTCGTTTGTGACGGTAACACAGAAATGACAGTAACTGATGCAGGTGTGAGGGTACACGGTAACTTAACAGTAGACGGTACTGAAACAATCGTTAACACAGCGACGCTTTCAATTGAAGATAACATCATCGAAGTAAACAGAAACGTGTCTGCAAACTCAGGTACACCAACAATCTCAGGTGTTAAGGTCAACAGAGGTGACGCATCCAGTGCCGCAGAAAACGATATCTTCTGGGCGTGGGATAATTCATTTGCAGATGACGGGTCAACTATCTTTGGAAACGCAGGTGGTGCCTGGACTGCATTTAGATCACAGAACGCTGATGTAGATGCCTTAGTAGACATCAGAGCCAACGTTGTACACGCATTATCAACTTCGGCACAATACGCGGACGTTGCCGAGCGTTTCGAAGCAGACGCTCCAATGGCTGTAGGTTCAGTAGTAGAAGTAGGGGGTGACGCAGAGATCACAGAAACAACTTCAGAAATGTCTGAGAATGTTTTTGGTGTTATATCAGAACAACCAGCATACGCTATGAATGCCGCGGCAGGTAACAATGATTCACATCCATATGTTGCAATGACTGGAAGGACTCCAGTAAGAGTAACAGGTGCAGTAACTAAAGGTCAAAGATTAGTAAGTTCATCTGTGAAAGGCTGTGCCAGAGCAGTAGCCACTGGTGAGTCAATTTCACCTTTCAACGTAATTGGTCGAGCACTAGAGAGTTCAACGGATGCAGGAATCAAATTGGTAAACTGTGCAGTGAGAACTAACAACTAATAAATATTCATACTTTTTAGTAGAACAAAAGGCGGCTCTCGGGTCGCCTTTTTTTATACGATAAGATCTAGGATTGTCTGAAGTTTTCCTTTTATACTTTTATTATTCAAAGTGTTTTTAAGACCCATGTGCAGATTTTTAGGCCAACATTCAAAAGCAGTCCAGCAGTACCCCGAATGTTCATCGTTTAATTTTGGTATGAATTCTGATTCTATTGCTATGAGGTACGTATGAAAGAAGAACTTTTGATCGTTTGACGTAAACATCTCCAATGGGATGGTCTTTTTGAATCTTGGTGTGTCTCCCACCTCCTCTTTTATCTCACGCTTCAATCCTTCAAATGCACTCTCTGTGAATTTACTTTTACCACCTACCAACCCCCAGAGTCCCTGCGTCTTCCTATCTGTCCTCTGTAGGAACAGGAAACGTTTTGTTGTAGTTGCATAAAACAGCGCACCAGAACATACTATATTGTCTTTCATGACTTATTATAACAAATTATTGGAAAATTATCAAGGAGTAGTTGCATCCGGGCCAGGATCGCCTTGTACGTAACCGCCATCTAACACAATGGTCCAATTGCCTTGTGTGTACACACCCTCGTATGATTTTACCCATTCTGTGCCATTGAACCTGTACTGTATACCAGTGTTCAAATTGGTAACATAGTGTTGCGTAGAATCAGGATTTGATGCGTCAAAGGCCACGTTCCATTTAGATGTAGTGCTGTTGTATTCAATTATGTCTCCAACGCTGGCTACAAGTGTGCCCCACGTAGCACTTTGAAAACTTGCTGTGCTGTCGCCGACATCATTTATCACTAGATACCTGTCACCGTTCGCGGGTGTACCTGGGTCAAATGTTGCAGGATTAATTATTTTTTTCACAGCGGTGAGTGTGTTGCTTGGTATAGTGTCACTGTCTATTGTGTACAACAAAATAGTGTCATCCAAAGTTGTGGTTGCAATAGTGCCAACGATTTCATTTCCGTTTGGCTGTGTAAGTCTAATTTGTGATGTTCCATTTGTTACCTTGCCATATTGATCCAAAAGCACTTTCCAGTTGACAGCAGGACCGAATGTCTCGAAAGGATCTGCAAGTCCAGGATCATTGGCACCAGTTGCAAACCCATCACCACCTGATTTGGCATTTACTCCTGTGGTACCTAACAATCTCAACTGGCCACCTGATACCAACAAGCCAAAATTATTTGGAGTGATATAACTTCTTGATGCTAATTCTCCGTCAATTAATCCTTTTGTAATTCCGCCATCGTCGTCATAGATACTCATTATTATTTTCTGAACAACTCCTAATTTTTTTACTTTAACTGGCGGTGATAACCATATTGGCATCGAAAACTGCATAGTGGCAACGTCAATTTCTGAATCTGCTCCAACTGGAATCGTCCTAGAACTGAATGTTATGCCTGTCAATTCCACATAACTTAATGACGTCCAATCAATGTAATTGTCAGACTTCTGTATCTCAAAATCAGGATTGAACAAATATAAAATCTGTTCTAATATCTGTAATTTTTGATCAGTATTGGAAGAGAAAATATCTGCTGTCACTTCTAATCTGAACGGGGATGGCATAACTTTTTCCACAGTGTAGCCTGCACCTAGTTGATTTGTGTAATTTCCGTCGCTATCGACATCTCTTTCTCTTAGGTGTTGTTTTTCTATGTGATAAGGATTCTGCATTCTGTCCCTATCATAATTTAATTCTCTGACGTAGCAGGCAATCTTAGGTGCATAATTTAAAGCGTTCTCACTGTTGTTCCTGATTATGTTTGCAACCTGCCTTGTTGGATCTCCATATACCACAGGCACCGCCCTCAAACTTATTGAATCATCTTTGCCCCTGCCCGTCTCGACAGAGAAGTTACTCAATATCCTAATAAATTGAGTGAGGAATTTCCTTACCTGTCCTTCGTAAAAATGTAGCATTAATTGTCAGCCTTTGGTTTCAATGCATCAGTAAGCGATTGTCTTTGCTTTGTAGTTAATCCGTTTATTGTGGCTTCACTAGTATTATTGACAAAGCCTGTTTTGTAATTTGCTCTAGAATCATTATTTGTTGTGGTGATCCTAACAGAGTCCTCAATCTTAACCCATCTATTACCATCATAACGGAATAATCTGTTTGGTAAGAAATCAGTCCTTAAAAAGTAATCACCTTTATCAACTCCGGTCGAAGGAAAACTTATACCGAATCCTGCAGGGTTTCCGTTAGGTGCAACACCGTCGCCGTCAAGGTAAAAACCATAGTGCGAACTAGCAGGTGTGTCTATTGTTGCATTAACAGTTTGATCACTACTTACTCTTTCTTCTTCGGTATTGACATTATCTGTTCTTATATTTCCTCTTTCATCAATTGGAGCCACATAGTATTGTTTGTAGTTGAATCCTGATTTAGGAGCATCTTCTTCTGCTTGAGCAACAATTTGATCATTGATTGTTTTTTCCCTGTTGTAAGTACTCATGTAACTAGCAACAGATCCTTCTGTTGTTGCGTCGCCAATCACATCTCTGAATTCTTGAGAGTCAACTAGTGTTTTCATTTTTAATCTTAATAGGTGTGGCCACCATGTTTGTGAGAATCCTTCTGCGGCCCT